ATATTTTGAAGTACTGTTAAGTTCTACAGTACCTTCTATTCCACTAAACGTTATTCTATCATATTTTGATAATTTATGAAATCCTTGATTAAAAATAGTAGTACTAGCAACATCTAAAGTAATAGATTCAATATTTCCGTATGCATTAGATACTGGATTATTAATACGCTGATGATCAACAAATGAATTAGTATTCTTATATACTGCCCATTCGTTGTCGTCTGTTATTGAATCAACCCATAACAAATCGTTACCATGTAAATTTGTTTGTACAATTTTGTTTGCTTCAACAACATTTGTTGCTCTAACTTTTAAAAATACTGTTATATTACCAACTAGGTCACTATCTTCAGTAGTTTTTGGATCGTCAGTTTCTACAGTTATAACATTGTTGTTTATACTATCAATCTTATAAAATCCGTCAAGGTTAAGACTTGTACTATCATTATGTATAGCATTAATACCAATAATATCACCTTTTACAAAATCTTTAACATTTGTGTCTACTGTAATGTCAAATGTTGCTTCACCTTTTCCAATTTGGTTTATTACATAAGGAGTGTCAACATGTTTATACACTGTCCAGTCTTTATCTTGATTTCCAACCCAAATATATGCATTTTTTGCAATATCAGCAAAATTAAAGTCAAGTATGTTTTCGTAGTTGGTTACTATTCCTCTAACATCTTGTTGATTTACATATCCTGCATTTTTTGTGTAACTGTCAAAAACATATTTTCCAGGCAATGGTTTATGATCATAATTTTTAGATTTTTGGTAAACTTCATATGGTTTAATTCTATAAATTAAATCAGTTTCTTCACCAGTAGTTGAATTTACTAGTTGTATAGGCTGTGGCACTAGTCTAAACTTTCCTTCGTCTAGTCTAAAAATAACATCGTCAAAGCCTTCGCTGGCTCCGTATTGTCCATCTTTAATAGCCCATTCTTCGTAAAACTCTAAACTATCCTTGTCGTCACTTGCAAGTGCATCAAACAATTTAGTAAGAGCATTCTTAGAACCTTTGTCTTGAATAAATCCTTGATAAAATTTGTATTGACTTACATCATCGTTTACAATGTTTTGTAAATATTGGCGTTTTTGATAACCAATTAAATGCTGTGCCATTTTTTGCTGTTCAACATCAAAGTTATCTGAATCTAAATCATAAAAATCAGCAAATTGATTTGTTTTATATTCAAAGTTTGCATAAAGGCCGCCTTCCGGTTTTTCCGAAAGTACGTTCCAATTCTTTGCATCAAATATTTGTGAGCCAGGAACTTTCTTAGGAGCACTATAATAAAATTCTTTATTTTTAACAACAGCACCAATATTATAATCTTGCCATTGCTCCCATTCTACAATATTAGGTTCGTCAAATATAAAACCAGGGATATTTAAACTTCCATCCCAGTCTGTTGTTCTATATCCTAGTATTTTTATTCTTTCTTGTCTATATCCTGGTTGCTGATCAAATATTACATCGCCAAAAACTGTTGCGTTATCAATAATAACCACATGTTCTTTTTGTACTAAGGGTAACGATATAAAATAAATTCCGTCTGCTGTATTTTTTGGACCTATGCTAAATTCATTAGGCGATCTTCCAAGATTTGCAAAATCTTCTACAAGTTTTTGTCCATCTGCTTTGAATAATCCGTAACCATAAAATCCGTCAAATATATTATCGACCATCGAATAATTAGTTGTTATTTTAATTTGTTCTGCTCCAGGACTTAGTGTAATAACACTACCAGCAGCCCAATTCTGTGTAGTCCAGAATAAAAATTCGTTTACACAGTGTCGCCAGTCAAGAACTACTTTATTATCGCTTTGAAAATAATCAAAAATAAATCCTTGGCTTTTTAAATATTCTCCGTATCCTAGTAAAAAATCTACTACGTCTTGTATCTCGGTTAATAACGTACCATACGGCATTTCTTTAATTATAGTATCTGTAAATTGTTTTCTAATAAAAGCTTCTCTTCCGCCTTTTAATGGCAAAGCAGCTAATTTAGCAAACTGAGTTTCATCAAATGTTTGTGTACTTTGGTGTTGGGTTTTTGTTCTATAGTAAGAGCCCTGGTACTCAACATTTTGACCTGCAATATATGTTTTACCACTATTCCACACAACATAGTTTTCGCTTATTCCGCCAACATTAATACTTGGATCGTTCTGTTTAGATACCGCACTTAAATATTTAAATATAGTATTATTAGGACTATACCCTTTAATTACATACCCATCTGTTCTGCGTTCAATAATTACACCACTATATTCTACAGTTTTTATAGGCGAGCTTGTATTTAAAAATATTTGATAATTTTCATTTGGAACAAAAACATTACCTTCATTAGTTGGAGTTCTACTGTCAAGTATCAATTTAAACTTTTCTATGTCAGTAAATCCTGCTAATTTAAAACCTATTTGATTATCAATACTAGTAATATTTTCTTTGTATTTTTCATAATTCTTTAAGACATCACCGGCCATATAAGAAGCTACGTAATTTACTAATCCGCTTGTAAAAGTTTGCGTAGCATCAGTTGATGTACTTGGAAATACTAAATCTTTTAAATTGATTCTTTTATTAGTAGGTTTGTATACGATAGAACCTGCACTATTACGAACTTGGTTAAATCTATCAAATCCTGTAGAAAATATTAAACTTGGTTTATTAATTATAAATGCCTTAATTATACTAAATGCATAATCTGAGCTGTTTCTCCAAGCAGATTCTACTGGTGCGCCGTCTCCAAACACGAAACTAAAATCTATTGTGTCGGGTTGGTAATTACTAATCCAACCAATACTTAACGGAGGTAAAAGATTCCCTGATTCGTCTGATGGTATATTACTTAATAAATTTGGTCTTTTATATTTGTTTAAAATCTTATATTTTACACCCGGCTGTCTAAGAATACCATTTTGTAAATCAGTCCACATTAATAAATTATCTTTAGTATATGGTGCTGGACCATATTGTGTTTCCCACCAACTAGGTTTTATTGTAAGTCCTAGCATTTCCCAAGGATGAGTATGTGGACGATCTGTATCAAATGCCCTTTTATAAATTTGTCTCCAAAATCCTGGCAAAATATTTCCGCTTGGTGAATTTGATTTACTATAATTAAATGTAAATGTATTTGTTCTTTCAAAGAAGTTATGTAAAGTATAATCTGTATCTATAAATTTACTCCAAGATAAGAAGTTACTTAATATTGACTTATTAATTTCACTAAACGATACTCCAGTTTGTCTGTATTCTCCAGGAACTAAATCATTTATATCTAAAAGTGTTGTATCATATTTTATTTTAATATTATTAAAAATTCGTTTTTCTAATTCTAATAACAAATCATCTCTATAATCGTTAAAAGCAACAAATCTGCTACCGTCATGTCCTTGAATAAATGAAGTTGTTGTTAGGTATGTATCATCACTATATAACATTGGTTCGTACGCAGGGTAAAGACCTAATTTAGTAGGTGTTGGAGGCACATAACTTCCGTTAGTAGTTTCGTATTCAAAAATGTCTATTACATCATCTTGTGCTTTTGTTGCTGTTACAACAGCAAATCCATCACTATTAAATGTGTAATCTTTATTGTACACTAATTGGGTATTATTTTTGTAAACACTAACAGCTTTTTTTGATAGTGTATTATTATCAAAAACTTGACTTAAAGCAAAAAATGTCTCGTCAGCATCTAATATAGTATATGATAGTTTTTTAACAGCACCAGTTGGTACCATATCACTAAAATAAAATGGCATTTCTTTATTTTTTACACTATTAATAGTTTGTAATATATTGTCTACATGATCTTTAGTTGTGCCTTGAAACTCAGAATCTAACGCAACTTGCAAAAATTCTCTTTTAAATCTATTATATTCAGTTCTTGCATAATCTAACGATTTTATAATATTACTATCCTTATCAGTTATATGATAAAGAGATAAATTCATAGGAGCACTATGCTGTAAAAATCTTCTTCCTAGATCTGACAAGTTATTAAGATCTCTTAAATTACCAACTCCTGGGAAAGTACCGGTAAAGTTATCTAAATTTTCAACAATAGTACTAACATGATCGTTAACTTCTCCTAATGTAAATTCTTTAAGATTTTCATTCTTAGGATTTCTTTCTAATGACGATGGTATCTCATAAAACCCATTGTCGTTTTTTAAAGTTTTAGATTTAGTTTTAATAACTATATCATCATTAAGTGTGAGGGTATTATTAAAATTTATTTGTGCATTATTTTGAATATTAGTTGTAATAGTATAATCAACATTTTCAAATTGTAATTTATTGTTAAGGTAAACTCTTACCCATAAGTCGCTTAATAGTCCGCTATTGTTATATACATCAATTTCAAATCCGGTTGTTGTGTTATCAAAAACATACTGTCGAATAACTGGCTGTTCTGATAATGTTGTAACTTTTTTCCAACCACTTATTGTTTCAAATACATTTAGATCACTATACTTTCTTAAAAATCCAATATCTGTATTAACTGTAAAAATATCATTTTCATTAGTATACGTCATAGTATCTTGAAGAATGTCGTAATTAAAAACAATATCTCCTACATTAGAGATACTACGGTAGCTTAAAGGAAATCCTAATTCAGTGTCTGCTGATCCTATTCCTTGCTTATAACTAAACAATTTGTTGCCACTAAATGTTGATGCTTTGTATGTACTAGTATCTGAATAACTTTTTCCATTACTGTCAAAAATATCAAATAACGGCGGTTGATTAGTATTTGTTTTTTGTTGTGTTTCCTGCCAAGATCCGTTTTGGAAATATAGCATTTTACCTTTAAACACATTACCGTTTAGTGCAAGTACAGTTTCATTTTCTTGAGGAATACTATCAGCAACTTCTTTAAGAGTAATTTGGTTGTTAGTTGACTGGCCGCCGGCAAACTTAATTATATCTACTTCAAAAATTCTTCCTTTTACAAGTATGTCAGTATCTGCTGTAAATAAAATACGCATGCCTTTAACAATATTAATTCCGTCAATGTTATATCCTATTCCGCCTTCAATAGTACTAAAAACATCTGTAGTAAAATTATCTATTAAGTCAACATCTTTTTTAATTTTTGTACCAAAATTGTGTAATTTAATATCTGCTTCAAATTCAATAATTGGTCTTTTTGCACGTTGTAGTTGATCTAATTCGGAAGGTTGATTATTTTGTACTGCACTAGTTTCAATTACACTTTTATGAAACCATCTATTATATCTTGCCCAAAGGTTTCCGTCTTTTGCTGAACGATTAATAACCAAATAATCTTTCTTAGTTGGATAACCAATTGCTTTGCCAAACGGCAATCTATCAAAACCTTCAGCATCAAATGCTATTTCAACATCGTCTGTAAAATCTGTTGGAACATTAAGATTAGTTTCAGGTACAAGTTTAATTTTGTCGCCAACACCTTCTACATAAAATGCACCTTGTGCATAAGAAGCTGGTTCGACTTCACCAGTAAAAAACACTTTCATTCCGTTTGATAAAACAACATCGTTACTTGCTTTATAAGTTTTCTTTCCGAGTATTTCCTTTTCAACATCAATAAATGTTGCTTCACTAATGTCTTTAACAACTATAGTTCCGCTTGCTTGTAAATCGTTTGCCGCCATATAATAAAGTATATCCGGTGTGTCAGTTCCAAGTTGTAGTGTGCTTGTACCTTTTTCTAAACCTTGTACACTTACTCCTTCTAAAACGAGTATACTAGAACTATCTAAATCAAATCCTTCATCAAGAGTCTTTTTAGTTTTAATTGTAAACGGTAAATTTGGTGTATCAATATCAAACTTATAAGTTATACCTCTATATAATGTTATTGTAGGATTATTTGTTAATCCGTCCGGACTAAAGATATATGTATTATTATCAGCATTATCGCCAATACGTACTGTATATGTACTTTCAACATCTATTGTATTACCTGGCAACCCAAAACTTTGCGGACCGTTTGGTAACCAATAATATTCTCTAAAATTAGTAAGTTTATCCCAATCAACGTGAGGATCCCAAGCATAGTATTCTTGTTGATTTAATACACTGTGATCGCTTGTGCCTTTGTTAAAACTATCAAGTTGGTTAATATAATCATTATAATCTTTATAAAATGTTACATTGCCTAAATTGTCTTTTACAATACTTGCTGGTTCTAATTGATAATTTTCTCTAGCATCACTTACATCAGATACGTAATTATCTGTAGAGGAAAAAGCCTTTGCTGTTTTTCTTCCTACATAACCGTTTAATTTTTCAACTACACCAGGCTGTATAAGCTGGTCCATTGTACTTGCTAAAAACTTTTTATTCGCAGGAGTTCGATAGTACTTTGGTAAATGACTTGCACTTTGTCTTTTACGATTTTCGTTACCTCCGGGTAACGGTTGGTCTGATTGATCGTTGTTATATGCCATTAGTAGCTAGAGCCTCCGCTTGAACTTGTCGAACTTGTATTAGAACTTGTATTAGAACTTGTTATTCCAATATTACCTGTAGTTGTTGCAGTTGTTGTAATTGCGCCTTCTGCTTTAAGACGTGTAGCTGTAACATTGTCTATTATTGCTACGTCAGTTACTGTTGCTCCGCTAATAAATATTTCATCTGATTCTGATTTTATTTCGAAAAGACTTCCAAATGTTTGGTCTATTTGTTTTGGTACAATTACAAAAGTAACAATATTTGGTGCAAGTTGTTGCATCACATATGCTGTTAGTTCTGTAAAATAAAAAGTTTCGCCAAAGTCCCAGTTGTCTAAAGCAAAGAATTCATTTATTGCACTTATTACCCTTGATTTAATTTCGTTATCGTTTATAACAATATCAGGATTTTTTACAATTTTAAAATCTGCTTGGAATTCTGCATCTGCCTTTGTTCCAAATAAAATTTTGTACTTTACTGGATGGTATATAATTTCATCGCTTAACGATTTAATGTTATTCAAGTTTGCACCGTAATTTAAAAATAAATTATCACTACTAGGTGCTAATGGTTTAGTATTTGTAATACCATCTAAGTATTGTCTAAAACTATTATCATATGATCTTGTTAGTAAATAAGAATCAATAATATTACTCACACTAGGATCTATACGTGTACTTTCGTCTGCAGCATGAACATAATGAAATTTAATATTATCTCGACCAATTTGTGCTCTATACTTTTGTGAAATATTTAAGTTACTTGTGGTTTTATCAAGTATTTCAAAAATATTCTCGTCTACATAATAAAATATCTGGCCGTCTGTGTATAATGTAGTAGATCCTAAACTTGCTTTATTTTGAAGAACAACAACATTTAATACACTATTCGGTTTATAGAACCATTCTTCAACGCCGTCAATACTTGTAACCTTTTCAGAAAATATATATTTTTCTAAAGGATTATTTGTCTCATTAACAATAACATCAAACAAATTTGGATCATCAACAACTCCATCATCATCAGCATCAAAAAAACTAACTTGTACTTTTTTACTGTTTACATAACCTTCAGTATCTCTATAATCTTCTACAATTTCCCAATCATAATCAACTGTATAAGGAACCGGATTTGATGTCGGATCTTTTTGGTTAATACTTAACATACTAATTTTATCTTTAATAATTTTACCAGTTCTATTATTATAAACTTTATCACTATTATCAAAATAGAATCTAACTTCTTCATCACTTTCAAACAAGTATCTAGATCCTCTATATGTAACCGTATACGTTTCGCCGTTTGTTTCAAACAATAACAGCCAACTTGCATCTAATTGCTGGTTAGTATTATCGCCTGCTTTACCAATACTAAATTCACTTGCACTATCTAAATTAGTAGAAGACACTAGTCTCCACTCTCCTAAATTTACATCAAACCTTAAACCAAAAGTTCTATAAGCAAAAATTTGATCTACAAGTTGTGTTTGAACTGATGCTTGTATATCATTAGCAATTCTAGGAATAATTTGAGTAAGTTTTGCGCCTTGTGGAATTATGTCATTTATTAAAACTGGTCCTGTACCATCATCTGCAACCACTGTTCCGTTACCTTCAGTGCTTACAATCTTTGCCCATAAGTAATCAACTGATCCTGGATGGTCGGCTGCGCCGTCCATTATTTTATTATTATCAGTCTTCATAAAATGCTTGCCTGTTGGAGCAATAAATTTAAGTAGTGTTCCTGCTCGCATTAATTTTAATGTACTAGCTGTAAAAGTACCTAATTGTTGTCTAGTACCTGCAGCGTTTGTAAAATAACCAGTATTTTGATTTACGTCAACTGTACTACTATTCCATACTAGTCCTAAATCGCCTACTAATATTTTTGGAAAATTAGTAAGATAATAATTTTTAATTTTCCTGTTTTCTAAAACTGGTTGTATAACGTTTGCTATTGCACCCTCAATATCCGTTTTAGTAACAAAATCAAATCCAACCTTTGTATCAATAAATTCTCTTGTTAAAATTCCGTCTACGGCAAATAAATTTGTTTTACTATATCTACCAGTTGCATCGACAAGATCTAAATATCTACTAATTCCGCTAGATGTTCTATTAACACTTTTTACTTTAATAATTTCTTGGCTTGATGTAAGCGGAGCAATTTGGTAATCTTCTGCTGTTACCATTCTATTCTGAGTGTAGTAATTAGATGGAGCATTACGCTTAATACTTGCATTTGTTTCGCTAATACTTGCATTGTCTACTGTATACTTTAATTGGAATACTAATGAAAGACTTTCGCTTTTTCCTGATTTGCTTACATATGGAATTTGTATACTAATACCACGCATGTCTTTTGGATCAATTACTATTCTTTGATTTTTACCAGTTCGATAATATACTTTAAAATTTCCCTGCGGTAAATTGCCGAAAGTTCCATCTGAAAATATTAAACTAATTCTATCATTTGCTCTAGTAAGTACACTGAATATATTTCTGATACTTTTACTTAGACTATTATAAACTACATTGTTACCTTCAACTGCTTGAACTTTTGTCCATAGTTCTTGTTCTAGTCCAAAATCATCTACTGAATATAACCAAACATCTGAATTGTTAACATTAGTTGCATCAATTGAAACAACTTGATTAGAGCTTGGTGCATCAACAATAAAAGATCCGCTATCTAATGCGCCTTGTCTAAAGTGACAAAAATATCCACTATTAGTACTACTAGGCCCTTTGCCATCATTGCGATATAGAAATGCAAAATTGTTTCCTGGATACGGAGCTTCTTCTTCTATTGTTCCGTTGTTTACATCAGTGCTTACAATTTCAAATCTACTAGTACTACCACTTATATTTTTGTTAAATCCAAAAACAGGTACTCCGGTATTAGTACTACTAAACCTATATTGCTCTGTCGGAATATTATTTACTGTATCTTTTTTAACTGGTCTGCCTACAGGGTTATTAACTGGAAGAGCTGCATTTAAAACTTTTGTAAATTGTTCTTGCCAATTAGCATTACTAGGATCATTCCATATAATTGTTTGATTTTCTAAATTGATTGCATTACTATCTCTAACACTTTCAGTTGTACTAACACTTTCAATTTTAAGTAATCCGTTAGCTGACTGATTACGCTTTGGATTGTAAGATAGTGTACGTGCAAGACGGAGAACACTTTCTCTACGTTCTGCAAGTTCTAGAAAGTTTTCACGTGCATTTAAATCTGTACGGAAAGCAATGTTTTGACCAAGGAAAGCAATCATGTCGATCAAAGCAAGGTATTCCGAACTTTCAATATAATCGTTAAAATCTTCTGGGTAATTTTGACGTAGATAATTTATCATTGTTCTACGCAAGTTGTCAAAGTCATAAGATTTGAAATCGGCGTTTCTATAACTTTGGTAGATACGCTTCCAATCTTCTGCTACTAGTAATCTATTTTGTCTATCAGTCGAGGACATATTTGGCTTTCCTTTATTATACAGTATTTATCAGTATTGATTAACTACGTATATTATTAGGTATTTAAAAATCCGTTATTTTGATCAAAAGTTAGACGCATATTTTCAACAATATTATAAGTTAAAAATAGTATTTCTGCTTCAATCTGTAGTCCACTTTCGTATTCATCTACAGTAACTGAATTTACATTTATTCTTGGATCGTAATTAATGATTTCTGTTACATTATCAATAATAATTTGCTTTAACTGTTCAGTTAGTGGTTCGTGTAAAACGTCCCAAATAATTGTTCCAAAGTTCGGGTTAGATAATAATTCGCCTTGTCTTATATGAAAATGATTGATGATATCTTGTTTAATAAGACTAAAGTCATATAAATTAAATCCGTTTTGATCAGGATCAGTTGTACTAAATCCTTTATAAGTCTTTGATCCTATACCATAATCAGGTTTTTTATTAGATTTGATATTAATATCTTGATATAATCTTTTTTCTTGTGTGCTCATAACGTATTTACCCTATTATTGTGCTCCAGTATCAAAATCAAATTCGAACTCTGCTGTGGCTGCATCTCCCGGTGAAACTGCAACATTTCTTTTCTTGGTATATTCAACCCCATTTTCGTCTACTCCTTTAATTTCAACAGTCTTTCCTACTACATTTCCGTTTTCGTCTCTCCTTAATGCAATAGTTCTCTCTTGTGCAGGAGGTTGTAGATTACCTTCATTATTAACAAGTGTAGCTGATCCTGTATTTTGATTTGTTGCTGTTGTATCTGCAACTGGATCATCCCCTACAATACTTTCGTCATCAACTTCTGCAACTGGATCATCCCCTACAATGCTTTCTTCACTGTTGCTATCAACAAGTGTAGCATCTTTGTTTTCAGTTCCTACTTCTGTGCTATCTGCTACAGGATCGTCATCTACAATACTCTCAGGTTCTACTTGACATTGCTTAAATGTGTCTTCAGGATTTTTCTCTTTATTTTTATCATCACTAGTAGTGTTTGCTTTACCTTCTTTGATCTTTTTAGGATCGTTGTCTGTTTTTTCAGGAGTGTGTTCTAAAGGATTTTTATTTTCTTGACCTGTCCAAGATCCTCTCTTAGGTATTCTAGTCGGAGTTGGTGCAGCACCTGCTTCTGCTGCAACTGCACTGCCACTATTCATATCAATTCTAGTAGCTGTTTCTTTATGAGCTGCTGAACTAATGTTACTAGATCCAGCACATGTAAGCATGCCGTCTGCTCCTACTTTTACTGTCCAATTAGCTGCTGTTTCCATTGCCATTTGATTGCCTGCTTTTATATTAATATTTTGTCCTGCTTCTAAATTAATATTTCTGTCTGCTTTAAAATTAAAGTCATTTTCAGTATGAATACTAATACTATCTTTTGAATAAATGTCAATTTTTCCGTTAGCCGTCATTTCAATCCAACTGTCGCCGCTACCGTGTGCAATGTAAATTAAATCTTCAGCATTATGTAAAAGTATTTGATGGCCAGTTCTAGTACGAATTCTAAATAATTCGTTAAAAGGTATAGAAGGATTTCCACCGTCCTTTAAACTTACATATTCACTAGGCGTAGCATTTGGACCTCTAACCGGTCCTTTTCTAAATAGTGTAGGATCACCGTCATCCATTACTAGAGTTGTTCCTGTAAGTCTACTAGCTTTAATATCTATTGAATCAATCTTACCTCCAGACTTTACTGTAGGTTTTCCGTTACGTCTGTCTACAGGGCCTGGCGAGCTCCAACCAAATACCATACTAGGTAAATCACGCCTTGCACTAGAAGTTGTTGTTCCCCGAATAGGATCATCTGCTAACCCGGAACTATCTAAAATAAGACAAGCGTCAGGATTGCATGGTTTTAAATATTGTGTTGCATTTGTGCCGTTGGCATCTTCAGTTTTTTTATTATACTCGCCAACGGGTCTTGCTTTTGTAGGATCTTCTTTGTTAAACTTTGTGCTTGCATTACCAGGCACCATAAAATTCATATTTTGATCTTGAATACATCCTATCCAATATCCTTTACCTCTGTTACCTTCAGCAAAAATAACTAGTACTTTAGTTCCAATGTCGGGTGGTACAGCCCAAAAACCATAACTTTTTTGTGTGTAATCATATCCATCGTTTTCACTTGTTCCGGCATAAGGGGTTACGCCATAAAAAGGACTTAGATAACTTACAGGTACAAATTCACCTGAAGATTCAGAATTTCCTTCACTAGAAGTTTTTAATAATTCTACTTTTAATGATCCCATATAGTCTACGTCAAGGTGTTCTCTAACAACAGCTACATAGGGACCTGGTCCTTCTAAAGATTTTGTTGTTGCAATACTATGCGGACTTCTAGTTTCTGTAGCCATTAAAATCCTCCTATTATTCTACCGGTTGGAAGTTGTCTTGCTGTACCAGGCAATTTTTTACTAGGTTGTTTATCTGGTGGAGGAGGAGTACCTTTATTATACTCAGGATGACCTGGTGGTGGGCCGCCGCCTGCACCTGCACCTTCAGGATTACCTGTTATTGGATTAGTTTCAGTTCCTTCAAGTTGTTTTTTAGGATTGTCAGCTGTGACTGCTCCAGTGTTATCTGTAGTAGGATTTTGATTAGTATCTGATTCTTGTTTTGGTCTACGCATTGTTTGCAAAGTTTGTGTAAATTGTCCTCCTGAAAATTTATTAGCTACAAATAATACTTTATATAATCCACTAAATTTTCCTACTGGTGCAGAACCGCCGCCCGGAAATGTCATATAATTACCAACATAATCAATAGGCGTTCTAAAATTTAATATTATGTCAACTTCTCCACTTTGATAATCCATTGTACCATCTGAAGTTACGTTCGTTGACGGACCAATACCTGCACTGTAATTACCCATACCGCTATCTGCTATATAATATGGATCGCCCCATATTTCTAAATCAACACCAAGTAAGTCGACTGTCGAATTTACCAATGCTTCGTTAAAGTTTTTAGCAACAATAGACTCAGGATGCATCATTACTCCGCCGGTATCTGTTGTATTACCTTTGTTAGTATCAGCTTTTACAGGATCAGCATTTATAGAAGTTCCGTCTGCTTCGGTAGTTCCTGTTGCAGCTGTTTTGTTATCATTATTTGCTCCTGCACTCGCTGCTGTTTTAGTATCAGCTGTCTTCTGACCAAAATCTCCTGCTATACTACTAAAAAAAGCTGCGTTAAAATTTATATCAAAATTAATAATATCGTCATTTTGTCCTGTATAGATATAATTGTACTCTTTTGATGCTTGAATCTCTAAATTTTGTAATCCTTTTGATGCTTCTGTTGGACTTCTAAAATTACTATGGTGTACTTTATAAGGAACAACTCTAAAAACAAAAATCTTTGGTGGTTGTCCAGTTTTATCTATATTGTCAAGATCTGTAACATTGTAAACATTGGTTTCAACTCTATACCAATTAACCATTCCGTTTTCATCTGGTTTTTGATCAACAATATCTCTTCCGTATTCGCTTACCATTATTACATCTTCAATAATTTGTTCTATTTTTTTCCCGCTACTAGCTGTCATTACTCTGTGCTCAGGATTAGCCTGTACTTTACAACGATCGATTTTTCCTTTTTCTTCTTCGCTTTGTGCAGCAGCTGGCTTGGTATAACCTTTACAACCAACATCATTTTTTGATTTTACAATCTTTTTATTTCCGATATCGTTTATATTTTTTGGATCATCTGCATAATCTCTTATTGTTTCTCCAAGATCAGATCTTTTTACACTAATACCTAGTTCTTTATCTAATGCTGCTTTAAATTTTTCAATAGGCATGCTTTTTTCTTGTACAGCTATTGCAGACTCGTATAATCTCTGTTGTTGTTCTTCGGTAAGTTCACGCTTTGGTGTTCCAGAGCCGCTGTCGTTACCTTGTGTTGTTGCTGATCCTTCGTCTTCATCTTGGGCAAATGCTGCAGATTCTTCAGCACTAGATTTCTTAGTAGGAAACATAATTATATACTGATTACCTTTGGATTTGTTTTCCTGTTCAACGCCTTCAAGTTCTTTTTCATTCATGTTTGTAGTTAGACTATCAAATCCCCATTGTAGCATTTCTGCTACTGTTCTTCCTTCAAAAGTTACATCATTTCTTGTAGACTGTGTTTGATCTGTTAATGCTGTTTCGTGATAAGGAATAGCACTTACAGCATATTGGCTTCCGCCTTCTGTAACTTCAAATTCTACATTAGTAAATTTTAATGGAAATATACGTCTTGAGTTAGGTATACTAATTGGTTGGTTTCCTGCATGGCCTTTAAATTCAACACTTAGACAAAAAGGTGCATCTATATAATTTTTGTGTCCTGCACTTAATGCTGCAATCTGCAATGCTTGTAGAAATAATCCCATGCTATATGGTTCTTGTACTTTAAAACTTAAAGATAGGGCATTTGTCGATCTTGTAGCAGCGTTAGGAGCTATTATAGTTTCTATTTCAACATCGTCTATGAAATATTCTGTTTTTCCATTTATTTCATATATAGTCTTACTTCCAACTAACGGTTTACCACCTCCTGATTTAATAATTGTAATCATAGGATCAGCAAACCTGTAAGTTAAGTCTGGAAAGTTTAATTCAAAATCTGTTAAACATCCTAGTGTAAAAACGTAATTGTAACTTGAAAACGGACTAAGAATATTTTTTTGTTTTCCTAGGCCACCCAATAGTCCACCAAAGGCTTGAGCAATTCCTCCAAGTCCTCCGCTGATTAGACTGGCACCGCCTGCAAAATTTGGAAGTTTACTGTTTAACACTTGACTTATTCCGCCTTGAGCAAGATCAAGTGAGCCAAGAGCTGGTCCAGTAATTCCGTTTATAGAATTAGGCATGTCGAGTGTTGCACCTCTAATTTCTGATAATGCACCTTCAACAGCACTTGCAACGCCGCCTACTGTAATTTTTCCAGAAGTCTCAAATTGGCTTGCTACAGCAGAAGCAGCATCTGCTCCAGTTTGTGCTAATTCTTTGCTCCAGAATGAGTCTTTGCCTTTAGCTTTTAATCGTTCGGTTAAATTTTGTATATTAATATCTGAAGACATCTATAATCCTAACAAACGCTTGAGTGAAGGACCTTTTGGTACAAATATTTCTGTACCTGCTTCAAAATCAAAAACAGGATCTTTTAATATTTCAATATTGCGCTGTGCATAAACCCACCATAAATCTTTGTCGCCATACATATCAAATGCAAGTAAATCGGGTCGGTGTGTATATTGAACTTGTATAACATAAAGTACATCGTCAGGTTCGGCAGGTATTGGTCTTATTTTTAGTATATCTAAATATCTGCCAGAAACAAAAGGTGTTTTATAATAAGGACTACTCGGTGAATACATTAAATAAATCCTCCTTTGCCTTTGGCATATCCGCCTTTAACAAATGTATCTAAACTAAATTTATGAATTTCGCTTCTTGAATAAGTAGGTTGTGCAACAACTGTTATAGTACTTCTTGTAGGGGCATAAGTGTTTATCTCAGGACAATATATGTAGTCAACATCTGTCGGTAAATCAACTGAAAAAGATTGTATTACACATGGAACATTTTTAAAAACATAATCTCCATATCCGTTTAGCAAAATAATCGGGGGCGGAGCACCTTGATTACTTGTTGAACCATATGCCATTTTTGTAACTGAACG